CATCGCGCCGGCATAGGCCGAGACCAGCCCGTTGTTTGCGGTGGCGAACTTCTTCAGGGCTGGGTCATTGGTCTGGGTGTTGAACATCATTTGCGCCTTGCCGAACGGCAGGAAGCCGGAGCGCGCCACGTCGCGGCCGGCGGCGACCGCCAGCGGCGCGAGTTGGTCAGCCTCGGCGATTGCATTCTCGACCCGCGCGCTGATGTTGCCGGAAGTCCTGAGGCCTGCTTTCTGCCCTTGGTAGTCCGCACCGATCGATGCAAGGTCGGCGCCGGTCAGGCCTTGGGCCTGCGCTTTCGACGCCACACGCGTGCGCAGCGCCACGAGGTTGGCCGCCCCCTGGGCACCGCGGCCCAGGTTCTGGTAGACGCTGGTGTCACCGCGCAGCGCCTGGCCAGCCAGGAAGTCGAGGGTCGCCTCGTTCAGCGATGGCTCGGTGCCGCCGGCAGCGCGGTCCGCTGCAGCGCGGTTATCAGCCGCGATCGAGTCCGGCGACTGCGTCTTCCTGATCGTGGTCAGCGGCTTGCCGCTGTACGGGTCCAAACCCAGCAGGTTGCCGCCGGCGTCGCGGAAGTCCATTTTCTCGGCCACGCCATAGCCGCCCGGGAGCGGCCGCACCGTTCCGTCGTCGGCGGTCTGGACGAGCGTCGGCTTGCCATCGGCGCCCAGCACGACCTGCGGCTTCGTCTCATACTTCGGCTTGAACTTCAATGCCGCTTCTTCCAGCTTGTCGGCCTGCGCCATCAGAAGCGGGTTACCGCTCGCGCGCATGGCCGCCGCCTGGTTGAGGCGCTGCGTGAACAGGTCAGGCATACCGCTCTGGCCCGTGGCGGCTGGCGGGGTCGGTCCACCCCAAGCGGCTTCCAATTTCGCCGCATTGTCTGCGGTCGGTGCCATGTCGTTGCCCAGGACTGCGCGCGCTGGGGCCGTCGAATCGGGTTGGCCGCCGGCGTTGTACTTGCGGACCCAGTCCTGGGCCGCCAGCGCGTCCTTGCGCGCCTGATCCTTGTCGGCGAGCTCGCCCTGCAGGCCACGCAGTTGCAGACCCTGCAAGGCCTGTTGCTGCTGATATGCCTCGTAACCCTGTTTCCCCTGCTGGTAAGCCTGTAGGGCACCGGCCAAACCTTGGCCGGTCGAGATCGGGCGCAGGCTCGGGCCGCCCGCCTGGAGCAACGCAGCAGCGGCGCCCAGCAGCCCCTGCTGCTGGGCCGGGTCCTGCGAGGTGAAAAAGTCGAGAAGTCCTGGCATGTTTTCTCCTTAGCTCCAGAGGTTGGGCAGCGATGGGATCGACAGCTGCTGATTGCCGATCGTCGCCGCCATGTTATCTACCGAGCTCGGTACATTGAACGTGGAGGTGCCGCCACGCATACCGCCCAGCAAGCCGCTCAACTGGCCCCCGAGCAGGGCACCACCGAGCACGTTGCTGCCTGTGTTCTGGAACACCGGCTGCGTGCTCGAGCTGGAGCTGTTCGCTCCCAGGTACGGCGCCAGAAGGCCGTTCACTTGCGTCGCGCGGTTGATCCCATAGTTGTCGGCATTGGTCGCCACGCCGTAGGCCTGATTCGTCAGCCCGCTCAGCAGGCCGGCCCCGCCGAGCGCCGCACTGTTGTTCTGTGCGTTGACGGCGTTGACCGTTCCGGCGTTGAACTTAGAGGCGTCGAAGCTGTTCCCGACGTTCATAAATTCTGCCTGGTTCGCGGTGTTCGCATTCTGGCTAGCGGCACCGTACTGCTGCGCGCCCAGCCCCTGTGTCGCGGCGAGCGCGCGGTCTTGTCCCTGCTGATACGCCTGGGCCTGCTGCGCGGTGGTGTTCGCGCTGTTCGCCAAGCCGAGCGTGGTGTTCGCGTTCGTCAGCTGGTTCGTGTAGTCGCTCAGCGCATTGCCTTCGGCGATACCTTGGCGCGAGCTGCCATACTGGCCGGCCGCGATTGCACCGCCGCGAATCTGCGGCAGCACGTTGCGCGTGAGGTTGTTCGTCAGGTCAGTCTGGTTTTTCTGGAACGACGCGTTCGTCAGGTCGACCGCGCTCTGCAGCGACTTGTTCAGCGCAGCCGTATTGCCGCCGCCCAGCAGGTTCTGATACGAGCCGGTCAGGTCGATGTTGTTCTGGCCGGGCGCCTTCACCTGATTGCCCACGGCGTAGGCCGGCAGGCTGGCCAGCGCTGCGCTGTTGCCGCCGATGAGGCCGGTCGCCGCACCCTGGAGCTGTTGCTGGTTGCCCGCGCCGAAGTTGGTCAGGTAATCGCCGGCAGTCTTGCCGTAGTTTTGCAGCGCTGCCGATTGCGGCTGGTTCAGGTAGCTCTGGTATTGGCCCAGCAGGCCGTTCGAGCCGTCCTTCCCCCACAGCATTGCATCCATGCGGGGGTCGATTTTCTGCGTGTTGGTAGCCGTCATCGATGACGGCGTATCGCGCGAGCCGAGCATTCCAGCGAGGCCGCCGCCGATAGCTCCGCCAATACCAGGTGCGATCAAGTTGCCGACGGCAGGCAATGCGAATTGGGCGATGCTGCTGAGGAGTCCCATGTGTGTTCCTTCGTTGTGTGTTCAGTTGGCTGTGGAGGGTGAGGCTTGCTGCTGGGCAGCCAGCAGCGCCTGCAGCACGCCAGCTATCCGGTTCAGCTCCGTGTCGAGGTATTCACGAGCGCTGGGCGGCAGGTCGGCCGGGACGGGGCCCGGGACATACCCCACGATTGCGCCTGCTGTCGGTTTCAATATCTGCTCCCCAGTTGCATGTCGAAGTCGTAGGAGTCGAGACGCCATTGGGTGGCCGTACCCGATTCGAACCGGATGGCCACGTAGCGGTAGTCGACCATGCAGTCGATCTGCGTCGTCTCGCCGATGACGTACTCGACCTCGGTCACGTAATCGGGATCCGCTTCCGGGTCCGCGTTGTGGCCGCCAATGCGCACCAGGACGGTGCCGCCCGGGGTGCCGGTGATGCGCGGCCGAATGCCGGTAATGCGCTTCGTGTACTCGCCCTCGTCGAGGGCGATGCCGCGGCGCTCGAGGAACGACGCCGGCGGCACGCCGTTGAAGGTGGCCGACGAATCGAGCAGCAGCAGTTCCTTGTCGCTGGATGCCATGAGCACGCGCGCCAGGTTCGGCACGAAGCCCGGAGCATTCCACGCGCTGAGGTCGCTCTCCCACGGGTCGCTGTCCGACGCCCAGCTGTCGCTAAGGGAGTTGCTCACCGGGCCGTAGGCTGCATGGTTCAGGTTCGGCAGCTCCCGGTAGGCCACGGTACGGTCCTTGTAGTTCCACACCAGGGCCTTGTTGGGCACGTTCGAGCCGATGGCCGCGTAGCAGACGAACACCTCGTTCAGGAAGGGGTTCTTGAAGACGAAGGTTCGGTCGTTGCTCTCCGCGTCCATGTCTTGGAACAGCGCCCGCCGCGCGACCTTGTCCAGCACCGGCGTGGCCGACTGTCCGTCGTGCACGACCACATCCGAGCCGGTCAGCACGAAGTGCACGCCGTCGAGCTCCACGATGCAGTTTCGGTTCATTGCGCCCGAGATGCCCAGCACCTTCCGGAAGCTGAACACATAGGGGCCGCCGGTGAAGTCCATGCGCCAGACCGACTGCTCCTTGTAGATCATGAAGCTGTCGCGCAGCTGGAGGCCGTCGATGATGCGGTCACCGCCTTCCGCCAAGTCGTACTCACCTGCGTCCTGCGTGGCGTCCGCTGGATCCCAGGTCAGTGGCACGCCGCCAGGGTCGGCCGGGCTGGACCACTTCACCATGTAGCCGAGGTTCGTCTTGCCCTTCGTGACGTTCAGCGCGATCAGGAAGTTCTTGTATGCCCGCATGGCCTTGCAGAACGTGTTCGCGGGCCAGTTGTCCAGCGCCTTCAGGCGGGTCCGCGCGTCCAGATTCCACTGCTGCGGCGGGTCGACCTCGTTCCCGGGGTTCAGGATCGGGATGCCGGACAGCTGCGTGCTGGTCCACGCGTTCGGTTTGCCAGCGTAGTTCACGTCGGCGCCGGCTGTCTGGCGCGTCAGGTTCGTGTGTACCGCCTCACCGGTTGCGGCGCTGACGACGTACACCTTCTGCGCGCCGGCGTAGAGCCAGAGCACGTCAGCGCCAACCGTCACCGGTAGCACGTGCAGCGGCTCGACGACTGGCGCGTCGTAGGCCGGGCCGTGGCCGAGGAACTGCCGCGCGGAGCCGTCGAGGAACCGCATGTTGCTGGCGTCCGTCCAGGCGTTCAGCGGCAGCTTGTCCTGCGACAGATCCTTGATGACGCCGACCGCGCCGGCGTTCGGTACCGGGACTCTAGTCATCAATTGCTCCTGCTTCGATAAACAGCTGGTCTACCTCGGCTTCGGTCTTGCCGAGCGCCGCCGGGATCGCCAGAACGAGGGGATGCTGACGCATCACGGTCAGCGCCATTTCGAAGTGCGTACGCGCCATCTCCCCTTCGGTGCCGGGCATGGCATCGAGATAGGCGCGCAGCTCCGGCATCCAGCCTGCCTGGATCAGCACCAGGTGGGCGTTGAGCATTGGCACGCGCTG